AAACGGCGACCTTACAGACGGTGCAGGAGAAACTGGTACTCCCCAAGAAAACGAAGCCAACAGCGAAGCCGGTGTAGTTATGCGTAACTTTAACCAGAACAATCCAGAACAATTAAAACAGTAATTCATGCCCAAGTTGTCACAAAAAAATTCCGATGATCTTGATCAAATTTTGGTCAAGCTATGTGAATTGGTAATAAAAGGTCAAGCGACAGACCCAAATCTATACGGACTAGTTGGAGCCTGTATCATTGGCCCGGATGGCAACAAAATTGGCAGGACTAGTTACAATGTCAATGGCAAATATGTACACGCCGAACGTGCTGCACTTGATGCATACGAAAAGAAACACGGACACGCCGATTCTACCTGTATGTGTGTTACCACATTGAGTCCATGCTCTAATACCATGCATGACAGAATTGGCAGTAGTTGCAAAGACCTGCTTGAAGAACGTGGTATCACTAACATCTATGCAGGGTACCGTGACCCCACACAATCTAACAGACATTTTAGAGTAACAAATAACAAAAAGATACAGCTACTTTGCAAACAGTTTGCTGATACCTTTTTAAAGGATACACTACCTTAGGACCTTATGGTTACTTAGTGTTGCCCGGCTGCTGGGCTAGAGTATATGGGAGTCGTGCCCCGGAATGTACTCTTAAAGTGAGCATCTTCCTCTTGCTTTTCTACCACACTTTTTAATACAATATTGCTATCAACTAGGAGAACTTATGAGCGACTATAACCGCAGCTTTAACGGCGACGCCAAAATTAAACTTACACAATTGATCAACGAAGGCATGCAAGTGCTACACGAAGTTGATACACTCAACGAAGGTCTTAACGATACCATTAAAGCCATCGCAGAAGAACTTGAAATTAAACCAGCGACCCTAAAGAAGGCCATCAAGATTGCACACAAGGCCAAGTTAGGTGAAACAAATCGCGACCACGATGAGTTAAACACTATCCTTGAAACTGTAGGCAAGACACTGTAATGAACGATATCCTAGCAGGAATCTTTCAGTGGATCCGAGATGATTATAGAACTCATCCAGTACGTTTTGCTATTGAGCTGCTCGCTTGGGCTATTAGTATTGGTTGTTCAATCACAATGGCTACAACAGTTCCAAATCCCCCTTTACTTGTATTATATCCTATCTGGATTAGTGGCTGTGCTATGTATGCATGGGCTGCTTACACTCGCAAGAGCTTTGGGATGTTGGCTAACTATTTCCTGCTAGTCAGTATTGACTGTGTCGGTTTAATTAGAATGCTTACGCAGTAATAGTAAATATACTAATAGTCTCGCCGGACTGTAAACGGCATGTAGAGTGAGTATAAGCTCAAAATTATACAGGAGAATATATGAGTAATCGAAATTATTTCGAAGATGAAGATCTCATCGAACAATGTAAGCAGTGTGAAGACTGCGTATTCCCAAATGGATGCATTAGAGAATGCGCCATTGCAAATCATGTCCAAGAAGATGTAGCAGCTATTCGAGGTGAACTTGAATGAGTTATGTTGATGGAATTTTTGACAGAGCAAAAGATCGTATTCACGTTGTTGAACGTGTAAATGGTCAAAGGGTATACAAAGAATATCCAGCAGATTACATTTTTTATTACGACGACCCCCGCGGTAAGTTCCGTACTATCTATGACACACCAGTTAGCAGATTCAGTACACGTAATAATAAAGAATACCAAAAAGAACTAAGAATTAATTCAGACAAACGCTTATGGGAAAGTGATATCAATCCCATCTTCCGCTGTCTAGAAGCCAATTACTTGGGTGCAACTTCTCCCAAACTTCAAACAGCATTTTTTGACATTGAGGTCGACTTTGATCCAGAACGTGGTTACAGTCGACCTGAAGATCCTTTTAACCCAATTACTGCTTTCTCTGTTTATCTAGACTGGATGGACAAATTAATCACGTTGGTTGTGCCACCAAAGAGTTATAGTTGGGAAAGTGCACAGGAAATTTGCAACAAGTTTGAAAATTGTTTCTTATTCGAACGTGAAGAGGATATGTTAAACACATTCCTTGACTTGATCGAGGATGCAGACATTTTAAGTGGTTGGAACTCAGAGGGTTTCGATATTCCTTATACCACAATGCGTATTACCAAGGTGTTGAGCAAAGACGACACACGTAGACTATGCTTGTGGAATCAATTGCCAAAGCAGCGAGAGTTTGAACGCTTTGGTGCAAAGCAACTTACCTTTGACTTGTTGGGTCGTGTGCATTTGGACTATATGCAACTGTACCGCAAGTATACATACGAAGAACGACATAGTTATAGTTTGGACGCCATTGGCGAATACGAACTTGATGAGCGTAAAGTGGCCTACGAAGGCACACTTGATGCGCTATATAACAAGGACTTTCCCAAGTTCATTGACTATAACAGACAAGATACCATGCTGTTGGCAAAGTTAGATAAGAAATTACGTTTCTTAGACCTTGCTAACGAACTTGCACACGACAACACTGTGTTGTTACAGACCACAATGGGTGCGGTAGCTGTAACGGAGCAGGCGATTATTAACGAAGCTCACGCAAGAGGTATGATTGTTCCAAATAGAAAGGGAAGAGATGATCAAGGAGAAACGCAAGCAGCAGGTGCCTATGTTGCTTTCCCGAAAAAAGGCATGCACGACTACATCGGAGCCATTGACCTTAACTCGCTCTACCCCTCGGCTATTCGTGCCCTTAACATGGGTCCAGAAACAATCGTTGGACAAATCCGAACAGTAATGACCGACAAGTATATTGCAGACAAAATAGCCGCAGGGTCTAGTTTTGCAGATGCTTGGGAAGGTATGTTTGGTACACTAGAGTACAACGCTGTTATGAACATGGAACCGGGGACTGAGATAACAATCGACTGGGAAGGTGGCAATAGCAGTACAACTCACAGTGCAGAGCAAGTATGGCGCATGATCTTTGACAGTAATCAGCCATGGACTTTGAGTGCCAATGGTACTTTGTTCAAGTACGACATGAAGGGTGTTATTCCCGGCTTATTAGAAAGATGGTATGCAGAAAGAAAAGATCTCCAAGCTAAAAAGAAGACCGCAGAAACGCCGGAAGAAACCGCTTTCTGGGACAAGCGTCAGCTCGTTAAAAAGATTAACCTCAACAGCTTATACGGCGCCATCCTTAATGCCGGGTGTAGGTTCTTTGACCAGAGAATTGGCCAAAGTACAACGCTTACTGGGCGTATCATCGCCAAGCACATGGACTCCCACGTTAATGAGGCAATTACGGGCAACTACGATTACACTGGCAAAAGCATTATCTACGGGGACACGGACTCCGTATACTTTAGTGCGTGGCCGGCCATCAAAGAAGAAGTAGAAGCAGGTACAATGGAGTGGAGCAAAGATATCTGCGTTCAACTCTATGACACCATTGCCGACAGCGTTAACAATAGCTTTCCCGCATTCATGGAACGTGCATGTCACTGTCCAAGAGAAATGGGTAGCATTATCAAAGCAGGTCGTGAGCTAGTTGCAGAGAAGGGCTTGTTTATCAAGAAGAAGCGTTATGCTGTTCTTATCTACGATCTCGAAGGCAAACGACTCGACGTTGATGGTAAGCCAGGCAAAGTCAAAGCCATGGGGCTGGACTTGAAGCGTAGTGATACTCCAAAGATTGTTCAAGACTTTCTAAGTGAAATTCTATTAGACACACTTACTGGTAAGACTAAAGAATCGATCATTGACAAAGTACGTGAGTTTAAACTGTCATTTAAAGAGTTGCCGGCGTGGGAAAAGGGTACACCTAAGCGTGTAAACAACTTGACCAAGTACACAGCAGACGAAAAGCGAATGGGTCGCGCCAACATGCCAGGACACGTTCGTGCTGCCATGAACTGGAACAATCTACGCAGAATGCACAGTGACAACTACAGTATGCAAATTGTCGATGGTATGAAGACCATTGTGTGTAAGTTAAAAGACAATCCATTGGGCTATACCAGTGTCGGTTATCCAACAGACGCCAGTCAAATTCCACAATGGTTTAAGGACTTGCCATTTGACCAAGACTTAATGGAAACAACTATTGTAGATCAGAAAGTAGAAAACTTACTGGGCGTTCTAGAATGGAAGATTGCAGAAAGCACTGACATTAAGACAACATTTGATAGCCTGTTTAGTTGGGAATAAATTGTGGGATTATATAACTTAGTCAAACTCAAGGAGTCATTGGTTAACACCGTTAACGTCGATGATACTCTGACTGATTTAAATAATCTTTGTCGTAAGCTAAGAGATATCAAGATAGATGTAACCTCTATACCCGAGCATCATACGGGTTATATTGATAATCTCATAGCCGCATACGAAAACATTATTGCCCAAACGCAGGCTACTGCAAATGAGTGTAGCCAACGAATTAAATTGATCGACGACGAAATTTCTACAGTAACTAGGGAATTGTTTAGCAACAACTACGAATTAGAAACCAGACATGGATCGTTTGATAACGTTAGGTACGGAAGAGTTTTTATTCCAACCAGCGATGTTGCCAGTATAGTTAAAGATCGAATAAATCTTTATAGTAACTGGAAGTATCCTGGTTTGGAGATCGGTTGCCGTGACGGAGAGTGGACCAAATATTTGGTTGCAGCTGATCCACTGTATGTAGTTGATCAATATCAAGAGTTCTTGGATTCAACAAACAGTCAGTTTCCGGGACCGTACCAGTCTAGACTTAGAAAATACATTTTAAAGAACAACGACATAACCATGTTGCCCCATAACCAATTTGGGTTTGTGTTTAGTTGGGGATTCTTTAATTATGTCAGCTTGGATACTATGCATCAGTTTTTAAAACAATTGCATATACTCATGCGTCCGGGCGGAGTTTTTCTATTTACATACAACGACGGCGACACCCCCGCTGGCGCAGGTATGGCAGAGAACTTTGCACAAACATACATGCCTAAGAGCATCCTATTACCGCTATGTTATAGCTTGGGATTTGAATTAGTTGCAGATTATTCACCTAGCACTAATATTAGTTGGTTGGAAATTAAAAAGCCCGGTCAATTAAAGACAATTAAAGCTCATCAAGCATTAGGCGAAATATCAAAAAGAGCAGATCTGTAATTGACAGACCTAAATACAAACCTGTATACTAACTTATTAATGGAGAAACTATGAAAGATTACTTATCAGATATCGTACAACACACCTTTGGACTAGGCATGATTGATTTGGTAAAAGTTACCGGAGACAGTAACGACACCAGCATCAACGCTATTGCAGAAGACCGCAGCGTTATTGTTGAAGCTAAATTTAAAAACCCTGTGCCAGAGTTTGTTGGCACATTTGGTATGCCAAACTTGAACAAGCTAAACACTATTCTCAATATTCCAGAATACAAAGAAGATGCACAATTAAGCATCAACAAACAAGTTCGCAACAACGAAGAAGTACCAGTCGGTATTCACTTTGAAAACAAAAACGGCGACTTTAAAAACGACTATCGCTTTATGATGGCTGAAGTTGTTAACGACAAACTCAAGGCAATTAAGTTCAAAGGTGTTAAGTGGAACGTAGATATGGTTCCAACTAATGCAAGCATTCAACGTATGAAGTTCATGGCCAGTGCCAACAGCGAAGAAACTACGTTTACTGCCAAAACTGAAAACGGTGCGTTAAAGTTTTTCTTTGGTGATGCATCAAGTCACGCAGGTAACTTTGTATTTGACAACAACGTAACTGGCACATTAACCAAAGCATGGGCTTGGCCTGTTAATGCTGTTATCAGCATCCTTGGATTGCCTGGCGACAAGACATTTAAAATCAGTGACGAAGGCGCATCAATGATCACCGTTGACAGCGGTATTGCACAATATTCATACATTATCCCTGCTCAACAAAAGTAATGTTAGATAACTTAGTATCTAGGGGGTATAGACCCGGTAGTGGATTACTTTCCCCTACTGGGATTTTTTACCTAAACATTCCTAAGAATGCTAGTACCTATCTAACTAATTTATTTGTAGACAGTGATTGGCGCCACAATGATGTATACAGCCCTGATATCAAGGAATGTATAGTTGTACTACGTGACCCAGTAGAGCGTTGGATCAGCGGCTTTGCTACATATGCAGCCAGCTGGTTATTAGGTGAAGGTTATGGCAGTGATCACTTTCGTGAGGACTACAATAGCCTAACTGAACGCTTAATATTCGATCAAATTGTATTTGACGACCACACAACTGAACAAGTAAAATTTGTTAACCAGCTAGGTGATAGAAAAATTACATACTTTAAACTCAATCACGAGCTGGGTATGAATCTAGAAAGTTTCTTAGGATATCAACTAGGTCTAAATAAACCTATAGTCGGTAACGCCAGCGAAGACAATTACGATACCAACAAGCTATCTAATTTCATGCGCTTTAAGATCGAACAAGATCCTATGTTACGTGCTAAGATCATCGACAGATATTACGCTGATTACACTTTAATTAAATCAGCAAACTATTATTATGAGCCAAGATAATTTAACAAATAAACAAAAAGATTACGCAGTATTCTTGCCCGCTATCAGTGGGTTCTATGCTACATTCGTAGGTAAACAAAGGAACGAACATTATGTCGATCCGAAAAGATTTCCTAACGGTCTTACGGATATGGAGCAGCTTAACTGGCTCAATGCCACTAAGGCTTTATTCCCTTATAAGTGGAGTCTCTATTCAGGTGGTCATGCAAACCTTGACCTTACAAAGCAAGATTGGTCAGAAGATATGGTCCGGAATAGAGATCCTGATACGTTTATTCTCGGCGATTCGGGCGGGTTCCAGATTGCAAAGGGTCTTTGGGAAGGCGATTGGCGCGATCCAAACAGTAAAGAAGTACAAGACAAGATTGCACAGTTAACAGCACAGGGCACTCATACTGTAACCAATGCTAAAAACAAAACTGTTGTAGTTGATCCATTGGCAGATTATCAGAAGTTGTTAGATGCCGCGCAAAAGAAACGTGATGGCGTACTTAAATGGCTAGACGGTATTGCTGACTATGGAATGATTCTTGATATTCCAACTTGGGTTATACATGACAAAAAGGCCAGCAAGGCTTGTGGTATCAGCACCCTAGAAGAAGCAGTTGCAGCAACCAAGTACAACAACCTATACTTTATGAAGCATCGTAAAGGAGTCAAGAATGGCGGAGCCAAGTTCTTAAACGTGTTACAAGGTGACAATCATACGTCAGCCGAAGACTGGTATCAAGAAATGAAAGAGTTTTGTGACCCAACTGTATACCCAGACACTCACTTTGATGGATGGGCCATGGGAGGTCAAAACATGTGTGACGTGCAGCTGGTATTAAAACGACTAGTGGCATTACGTTACGACAACTTACTACAAGAAGGTAAACATGATTGGATGCACTTCTTGGGTACAAGCAAACTGGAGTGGGCAGTTCTACTCACAGTTATTCAACGAGCAGTGAGAAAATATGTCAATCCTTCTTTTACTATTAGCTTTGATTGTGCTAGTCCGTTTTTGGCGACTGCGAATGGGCAGGTCTATTTCCAAAACGTCTTCGAGCACGACAGCAAATGGAGCTACCGAATGGCCCCAAGCGCCGACGATAAAAAATACTCAACAGACACACGCAAGTGGAGTCAAGGAGTAGTACAAGACGGTATCTATCCCAGCTGGGAAGAAAGTCCACTTAGTGATATGTGGACAATAAAAGATATTTGTGTTTACAAGCCCGGCGACCTAAATAAGATAGGTAAAGAAGGTGCAACATCGTGGGATAGTTTTAGCTATGCACTACTAATGGGTCACAATGTATGGATGCACTTGACTGCTGTACAAGAAGCCAACAGACGTTTTGACGCAGGCGAGCATCCAGCAATGATGCGACACGATGGTGCCGATTACGAGTACTTTGAAGACATTGTCGAACGTATCTTTGCTGCACCCACTAAGCAAGCTGCACTAGATATCATCGATGATCCAAAGTATGCTAGAAAGACCGGTTATTGGAATCAAATTGTTGGTACCCGAGGTTTTAAAGGCGAAAAAACAACCAATGCAAACACTTTGTTTAATCACTTGTTCGAATACGTAGAACCAGACTTAAACGAAAACAAATTAGAGGATTTAGAAAATGATCAGACAAGGACATGAAGATGTTAACTTCTTTACCGGTGTTGAAGTAGAACATACTCCCGCATATGGTATGGATACACTATTTGTTGTTGGCGTTCAGCCTACTAGTGAAATCACTGCTAGGTTATCCAGACCGGGTCAGCATATTTACTTTGGTGCCAACATGAGCTTTCCTAATCCTGCAATAAACGATCCAGTATGGAATGAGTGGGAAAATATGATTGCACACTATCTAAAACAAGGTTACATGTGCACATTAGACATTGATGTTAGTTGTGTGGAAGGGTTAGTTGAAGGTAGTCTATGTGAATACAATAATTTTATCCCAATGATTTCGGTGAAATTGCCCTATGTACAACTGCTAGGCTATAATGCTACAATCAAGCTCGACGACAAAGACTTTGCTGCAACTAATCCAGGAGTCTGGTGTCATAGCTTACACAACCTTAGAGATCGTTCCACCTTTACGGATTGGTCACAATACACTAAAGATAAACCATTATGAATCAAGAACAAAGAGACATGCACGAAAGAATTAAACACAATGCAGAGCGAAAGATCTGGGTCACTTTTCGTAAGGAAGGTATTCACAAATATCCAGCCGCAGCAACTGATCCCGCTTTGGCGACCGGCGATGAATATGATGTGTCTTTCTTGGGTGTTCCTCATCGCCATATCTTCCACTTTAGAGTATGGATCGACGTATTCCACAACGACAGAGACATTGAGTTTATCCAGTTTAAACGCTGGCTCGAAAATCTCTACAGAGACGGAACACTACAGCTTGACTTTAAGTCATGTGAAATGATGTCAGATGATTTGTACTTGCAAATCTCAGCAAAGTATCCTGGACGTAATGTCTGGATCGAGGTAGCCGAAGATGGTGAAAACGGCGCACTCGTTAAATATGAAACTCACCGCCCACAAATGATTAGCATTTAAGGAAATAAAATGGCAAATGAGCACTTGCAAAAGTACTTGAAAATGAAACCCGAACTTCGGGACATTTTTGAAGATCTTGAATCATTCAAGAAGTTTTGCGTAGCATACGGATACGTATTCGACGAATCGCATCTATACAACGAGCGTAAGCCTGCATACGCAGAGTACATCAAGTACACCAAAGGTCGCGAACCATGGGACCAATGGCGTAGCCCACGTCGTGAACGTACTGAGTTCAAACCACGTGACCGCAACACTAACTGGAAGTACAGATAATGACGGGCGCAGCTAGAATGAAAGATCAGGATGACTTCGATCTGGACAGGTTCGTTGACATGTTTGATCAAGCACTGACCAGTCGAGACGAGCGTGTAACTAACGCTTTGCGTAGTTTAATGATGATGGTCATTTTAACCGCGCCCGAAACTGGACAAAAGGTAATTGGGCCGTTACGTCGAGTATTAGATGATCAAAATAACATTATTCGTCGACTAGACAGACTAGAGATGGAAATGAAGCGTGACCATCACTATGCCGAGCAAAAAGACAAATATTACAAGGCAAGCTGGAATGTACCAGACACATATTACTCAACCAACGCGGCTCAAAACCTAGCACAAAGCATTGATCGAGAAGTATTACGTCAAATAAATTCTGGCTTAACTATACCAAATTTGGGCGGAAAATCAAAAAATGAGTAAACTATATTACATGGGCCTAGAAAGCTACAAAGCTCGCTACACCCTGCAACTAACAGAATGGAATAAGCGTGTATTTGATCGCCGTGGTGTTGAAACTGTTTATGTTCCAGGTCTTACACTAGACAACAGCCAAAAGATTGTAACTGGGCAAGTGCTTGATGCACACGGTCGCAGTTACTTTGGCATGAGCCAGCTAATGAACTTGGTTCGATTAATGCAACAAGGAGCAGTAACTAAAGATGACGTTATCTACTTTGAAGACATGTTTCAGCCGGGTATTGAATCATTACCGTACATCCTCGATCAAGTTCCAGATAATCTACGCCCTCGCATTTTTGTTAGGTGTTTGGCTCAGTCGATCGATCCCGACGATTTTGTCCACGTATGGGGCATGAGCAAATGGATGGGCTTGTATGAACAAATGGTTTGCGAGCTTGTTAAGAAATCTGGGGGTGCTGTTCTGGCAACCAACGAAGAAATGGTCATGAACATGAAGATTGCAGGTTGGGATTGTCCAATCTACAACATTTCAGGCTTGGTGTTTAACACAGAAGAAGTGCGTGAGCGTGTTGACAACAATGTTCGCCCATTTAATGAACGTAAGCATCGTGTAGTGTTTAGCGCACGATGGGACCAAGAGAAGCAACCAGACTTCTACATGGATGTTATCAAAGCATGGCATGAACGCCATCCTGGTAGCGGTGTAGAGTTTGCAGTTTGCTCAGGCGCAGCACTTAAGAGCAATAACAACAGCTACATGGAACGCACACGTGGTATGCAGGCAGCAGGATTGTTGACTATTTACGAAGATTTAGAAAAGAATCAGTACTATGATATTGTTAACGATAGCCGTGTTGTTTTTAATTGTGCATTACAAGATTGGGTCTCCAACACTGTCTCCGAAGCTGACGCTTTGGGATGTAATGTACTTTATCCTGCTTATCGCAGTTTCCCTGAAAGTTTTGCAAACGATCATACACGTATGTACGTACCCTGGAGCATAGAAGATGCACTAGACAAGCTAGAGAAACTGTTGCAGAAGCCAAGCGAGAACATGGGCAAGATCAGTGCATGGACCAGTGGCACAGCAGATCGTATTGTTGACATTATCGAAGGCAAAGGCGAACAGTGGTTGCGTATGTCAACAGACTACCGCAAACATACACATGAGTCTAAGTACTAAACAAGATATTTGGTTAACATTAGCTGGGGAGAAATATCCCAACCTAACCGAAGACCAACTAAAAGCCCTAAGCCTAAAAGCTGCTAGCGATTGGTACTTAGGTGGTGACACCGAATTGGTTAATTTATTTGACCAATACGTAATGTTAAAAAACTTAAAGGATTTATAATGGCTAAGTGGGAATTAACTGCCGAACATAAAAAGAGTGCAATTGAAGTACAGTTATGGTACAAAGATGGTCAAGTTATTCGCAAACTAGAAGGATTTCGTTGGGGTACGTTTATCTGCGAAAGCGATACTAAACCCGAAATTGATTTAGTAAACGAAGACAACGATTATCAAATCGACGGCGACGGATACGATTGGGAATTAAATGAGCTCAACGATGGTTGCTGGACTGAATGGACTTTTCCGGATACCATGCCCGAAGAAGAACAAGAACGTCTACAAGAACTGTGGAACGATCAATGGTATGAGGGTCTAGAAGGCGAAGGCTGGAGCCAAGACGACTGCGAATTCTATTTCAATGGTCCAATGAAGCTGACCAATTTGGACACGGGGCAAGAGTGGAGCGGAACAATCGATCCTGCCACAGTTGTGCATACTATGGAACTGCCAGTTGACGTTGAACTAGAAGTAACTGACTGGTTTGATAGTAAAGTAAAGCCAGTGCACTTAGGAATTTACGAATGCGAAATGTCTGTCATTGACGCTTGGCCTTTTCCAAATTGGAAGAAGCTAGAGTGGACAGGCAAAGCATGGTTAGAAGATGGAACTCCCATCAAAGAAACAGTTAAGCAGTGGCGTGGCTTAACTAAAAATTTAAACGCTTAACAAAGGAAAATAAAATGACAGATTTAAAGGTACACTTCGATGCATACGTAGCAGAGAGCGAAAAGTTTGAAGCAGGTAACAATGCAGCAGGCACTCGTGCTCGTAAAGCATTACAGGAATTAGCCAAGGCAGTTAAAGCTCGCCGTAACGAAATTACCGAAACTAAGAACGCACGGGCCGAAGCAAAGAAGGCCTAATGTCTAAGACAATCATCGTTACTGGTGGATGTGGCTACATTGGTAGCCATGTCGCGCGAGCGTTTAAACAAAACGGCGATAAAGTATTCATTATTGATCGTGTACTACGTGAGCATACATTAAAAGACATTGATGGATTCTTTATCAATGACTTTGCAAGTGATGAATCATTGTCAACAATAATTGACTTGCAACCGGATTTTATTGTGCATTGTGCAGGCACTAGCCTAGTGGGACCAAGTGTAATTGATCCCGCTGACTATTATGAAAACAATGTCAGTAAGACAATTAAAATGCTCAATGTGATCAAGGACATGGATCGTCCACCAATGATTATGTTTAGTTCTAGCGCCAGCGTATACGGTGACCCTGATCCAGATGCATTGCCGTTAAAGGAAGGACACCCAAAACGTCCTATCAGTCCATACGGTAATACAAAGTCCATGGTTGAAGATATACTGCATGATTATGCCTTAGCATATAAGATCAACAGTATTTGTTTTAGATACTTTAATGCAGCAGGTGCAGAACCCTTTAACTTTGACCTAGGGCAAGAACCTGGTGCTACACACATTGTAGCTCGTGTGTTAGAAGCCAGTATTGCTAATCGCGCGGTTACAATAAACGGATCAGCATACAATACCGCAGACGGAACCTGTGTGCGCGATTATGTACACGTATGGGACATCGCACAGGCCCATGTCAAAGGTGCAGAGTACTTATTAGTAGCAGCATCCGGAGCAGTAGCAGATTGCCATGTGTTTAACCTAGGCACTAACAAAGGGACTAGCAATTACACCATCGTTACCTACGTTGCTGACAAATACCAGTTACCGTTTGTAAACTTTGGGCCAAACAGAGCAGGCGACCCTGATACACTTATAGCTGATGCAACTGATGCACAACAATGGCTTCAGTGGACTCCAAAATACAGCGACATAGAAACTATTATAGATACAGCATATAAATGGTACACAAAATAACACTTCCAAGTAGAATATTTTTTACAGGAGTGCCAGGTAGCCGATGGAGCCGCCTTGCACAAAACATCGAAATGATTCCGGGCTTTAACACCACAGACCGCACACCCGATCGGGTAGGCGGGCCATTAGGTGGCAACAAAGGAAATTACTTTGGCCGCGGTCTTGAGTTTGATGCTATATTAGATGATGCATACATTGATCCAATTTGGCAACACACAAACGATACACGGCTTATTAAAAGCCACGAGTGGTCGTACCATCTTGATGCAATTAAAGAAAAGTACCCCAATGATTGGATATTGCTGGTTTTCCGTCCAGACGAAACCAGCTACGAATGGTGGTGCAAAGCTGGTGGGTTTGACATGGACTATCCAAACTACAAAGCCTACATTGACGAAGCAAACATGCGTAAAGAGATTCGTCAACAAAATGCTGCAATTATGGACTTTGCCTATAGACATCAAGCCCAATGGAGCCACGTCAACTCTGATTGGTTCTACAATAACTTTGGGTATCGTCCCACAGTAGAACTAGAAAACAGAGATATTCTAGTTACCATCGTGCGTTAATTCTTTTGGTATACAAAGTACAATCTATCATTGGCATCTTTCTTAAAAGTTTCTAACTGAAGATTGTATTTGTCTCCAAACTCCTTGACCACTTCAAAAGTCCAATTGAAGATGTCTACATAAGGGCCAGTCTTGTGTGTAATGCCAGGATTGGCACGTAGATAAAACTTTCCGCCCTTGTCTAATATATCAACACATTTCTTAAATCGAGATTCTATTTCGTCTCGGCTGTTGAAGTTGATTGACCCCAAAGCAATAATAACATCGTGCTGTCCAACATAGTCGAGTATGTCAACCATGTAATCTGAGCAATTATTGTAAGGATCGATTCCCACAAGATTGTTAATACGGCCTTTAAATGGGTGGTATCCACATCCAACATCAAGTACACTTCTTGGGTTAAGTGCGTTAATCTCGTCAGCAAGTTGCCAACCTGTGTAATCATAGTCATTTGTTCTAGGCTTCCAAATCTCCCCAAAGAAACGGTCGATATATCGTTCGCTAAGGTCATGTGTAATCTCTTTCAGTGTTCCTACATAGTCACAGGGTAGACTTAATTCTGCTTCTACCGCATCTTTGAATTTGCGATATCGTGCAGGAGTCCAGGGTAGTTTGTCCACTACAGTAGTTTCGTCTATTTCTATGTGTTGGTATTTGGGCAGGTTAAAAGCATCTTGCAAATTTTTAGTAAGAAGTGCAAAAATTTTAGTATTCATTAAAAATTTTCCGTTATTGATAAATATTTTTGCGATATGCAAAATTTTCTATAAGTATTTAATCAAAGGACACACTCATGAAAAAACTCTTGGCCATTCTGGCTCTAATCCCCGCTTTGGCGTTTGCATGGCAACCCACCAAACCAGTTAACGTACTAATCGGATTCCAACCCGGATCAGGAAACGAAGTAGGGTTTCGCGTACTTGCTAAACAAGTGCAATTAGCAAACCCTGACGTCAAGTTCATTGTTGAACTAAAGCCAGGTGCAGACAGTGTATTGGCAACCAATGCATTGGCAGCAGCAGAACCCGATGGACACACTATTAGTATTCCAAGTTATATGGGTACGTTTGTTACAAACGACATATGGCAAAAAGACCTAAAGAAATGGCAATACAACTCAATCACCAATGTAATAGGCATGGGCAAAAGTCCAATGGCCATTGTTGCTAACCCTACATCTAAAGTCAATACACCGAAAGAACTAAACGAACTACTGCGTAATACCGACAAGCCAATTACCTTTGCAGTTGGCGCAGGCGCACATCGCATGACGTTTGAATACATTATGGACAAGAGTCGGGGTAACAGAGAACTAGTAAAGTACGCACAGCACCAAGGCCCATTGCAAGCTGTTACCGCTGTGGCCAGTGATGCAGGTATGGAATTTGGTATCATGCCTGTGGCCATTGCTAAACCGTTATTGGATGCAGGGCGTGTTAAACTAATTGGCATCAGCGGGGATAAACGTATTGCAGGACTAGATGCAGAACCATACCGAGTTGGCGGACAATACATCAACGTGTTTGCTGCATGGGCATTGAGCTTGCCGCCTGATACTCCTAAGGAAATTGTAGACTGGTACCAAAAGGCCTTTGCTGCGGCAATCAAGACAGCAGAAGTACAACAGTTTTACAAGGACAATTTTATCTTTGTTGAGCAGTCCGAATTAACCCCTAAAGGGCTTGCACAACATATTGAGCACTTGCGTAGTATTTGGATTCCAATTGGTGACAAGATCATCGCAGCAGAAAGCAAAAAGTGAAATACATATTTGTGGCAGGTGCGCCTGGATCTAAGTGGAGTAGTGTAGTTAAGAACATTTACTTTAGTCCCAGTATAGACCAAAGTGACTACAAACAGGATAGGCTTTACTATCACGATGCCAGTGGCACAATGGATTTAATGCACCTAGGTGCATACTTTGATCCAGGTATGGAATTTTCCTTGCCACAGAGCCTAAGTGTGCTGACCAAAAGAAAAGCAGAAGAACTATTCGATGCTCCATTTAGCGGATCGGGTATACGAATAATCAAGAGCCATATATTCAGTCACCAACATAATATCGAATACATCAAAGAACAATGGCCCGAGTGCCCTGTTGTGTTGGTACACAGGCCGGACGATGCTTGCCTTGGTTGGTGGGTAAAGTGTGGACACTTTGATATCACGTATCCAAAGTACGATCAACACTACGTAGATTTAAAAACCATGGCTATTCGTATTAAAGAACAGAACCAAGGCATCACCAACTCTATGTTGCGACATATGGGGAAAATACCTTTGACAAATCAAATGCTGTGCAATATACTAAACATTCAGCTGCCCAGTTCCGAATACTATCAGGATTACGGACAGTCTGATATTAGAGTAACAGTAATATGAAAAGTAATTGGGAATTGGCCCAGGAAAAAAGCAACTACCACTTTGATCCAACAGTAACAGATATATCATCTTATGCAATACATCATCTAGGGTGTGTTGCTACAACATGGAATAAAGACCTACGCGATATTGTTGCTAATGCTAAACCAGCAACATGGGCTACACGTGGTTACAAAGGCAAAGACCTTGCCGGGCCCACTAGTGATCTTGCTGCCGAAGAATTAGACCTAGAACGTGCGGGCATTCCAACAGACATGATCATTACACATCTAAACTGGGACATTCCTGATTCGTTACAGCAACTCAGTGATGAATTTGGTCTCAAAGACTGTATGAATCGCATACATGTTCAACTGCCCGGAGAGCTATGGAACTTACATATAGACAAGTTAGACAAATGGGCTCCGGACCAACCTGATAGTGTTATGCGTATTTTTATTGCACTCACTGATTGGCAAATGGGACAGTTCTATCAGTTTGGCAACTACAATTGGAGCCAATGGCGTGCAGGAGATGTTATTACGTTTGACT